TTGTGATGGACTTGGCGTGGTTTGGCGGGATGTTAATAAGGATACGGTTATTGGCCAGCCCTGGTTCGTACTTCATCGAAGGGTGTAGCCAAGAAGGTTCCTTACCCTCGATCATATCCACTAGGTTCTGCTGGTGGGGGAAGGTCTTAGAGTTGAGGAACTTCTCGCGGAACTCGGCAAAGCTGATGTCGTGGACATCGGATGCGGCAAAGGACTTATCCTTTAGTCCAAGGCGAGTTCTATCAATCTTGTCTGTAAAGATCTTGTCTGTGCGGCGGTAGTACTCATAGGTCTTATAGGATTTGCCTGCCGATAGGCAGGCTTGCTCAATGGTCATACCTTCAGCTACGGCACTAAGGATAATGCGCTTTGCTATATCTGCTGAGTTCTCAGCCATTGGGTCTCCAGTATCTCATTGGGTTATAGATAGACTACACCCGATTAAAAGTTGTGCTCTGCACAACCACGGATACGGTAAACTCCCGAGCGAGCCACAGCGAAGCGAGGGGTAAGTTGGTGCTCGTCCTAGGGACTCGCGTAGTGTGAACGTAGCGAGTGTTTACGGGGCTATCAACATTACCGCCCCTACTGTATATAAGGCAGGAATAAAAAGCCATTTCCTGCCTATGGTATAAAGTATTTTAATAATGTGACTAACGTCACTATAAATACGGTACAAAATAGGACATTAATAAGTGATCTGGTTCACTTTAGGAAATATATTTGTAGTGGGTACATACTATACACACGGACTAAACTTAACACCTAGGGGTCTTCTCGCCGTACCCGTGGCCCGTACCGTAGCCGACGGCCCCGCTTGCTCCCCGTACCGTACCGTTAGGAGATCCCGAAGGGTCGGCTCCCCTTCTGGCACGGGGATCCCTGTACTAATCGCTTACCCCTAATTAATAAACCGCCTAACGATTAAGGCCAAGGCCTCACGGCCTAGCGATCCACGGCCACGGCCTAACCTTCCCCGCCTCGCCTCTATTGATCCACGGGCCAAGGGTTACGGGCCAAGCCTTCACCCTTCCCGCCTTACCTTGGATCCTTCGGGCCTTGCCTCCTCCCTTGGATCTGGCTCGGATCTGGCCCCGCTCCTATCCCTTCGGGCCGTGGATCTTCCCCGCCTTGGATCTGGCCCGAGCTTGGACACGTGGCCGAATCTTCTCCCCTTGCCTCCCTTCCCTATACGGTAACGTCGTGTATAGTTATACCCGTGGAGAGGATCTGCCTCCTCACTCTTAATAGTTAAGGATCGAATGAATGAATGCAATAAATAAAGGCGAGATCGAATTAATACGTCGCGCAATTACTACCGCCGAAGAATCTAATGAGTACGAAGATACCGAATCTGCATTTCGTATCATTAAGATCGTTATTGATAAGGCCGAATTGATGTTAGACATAGACTCTTCAATTCTTAGTTGTTCACGCTGTAATTACAAGGGGCGCGAGATTATCTGCCCTGTCTGCTCTAAAAACGATGTTCAATTCTTCATTGATTCATTGAAGGGATCTAACTAATGAAATTCTTATTGTTTATCGCTACTTTAACGCCCGTCTATCTTTACTCAATTCTCTCTAGTGTAACGATCTCTCTAGAGAGTACTCTTGCAATTACTTTAATCTCATTACTATCCGCCTCTATCGTCGCGGGTATCGCCACACTATCGAAGGGATCTAACTAATGACACGCGAAACCGTCGAAACCTATAACGGGTGGACTAACCGAGAGACTTGGGCCGTGTCTCTTCACCTTAACAATGATGAAGGCCTCTATTACGAAACCGCCCGAATCTTGGAGGAGGCCTTCTTAGAAGACTTAGATCGTGAAACCCGTGAGGGGTGGATCTCGGGCGTATCTTCTGCCGTGGACTCTCTTAGCGAATGGGTGGAGGAGATCCTCTCCTTCGGCTATTGGGAGGAGCAAGGGGGAATGCCTCGCGGGATCCAATTAATGAAGGAGGACACGGGATCCCTATGGCGCGTGAATTGGCGCGAGATCGTGGAGGCCGAATTAGAGGAGGAGATCCAAGCGACGAAAGAGGGTAAATACCTAGACGAAGAGGAGGCGGGAGAATAATGGAGAATCTAACCAAGCGCGGGGCCTTCGTGTTAGGCGTGGCCGTAGGCCTTCTAATCGTGGCGATCTTCTGGGCCACGGGAAACCTATGGTGGACCGAGGCGGGGATCTGCCGTGGATCAATGGTGGAGTGTAATCTCTAGGAGCGTACTATCTCGCACGGCGTGAGCCGTGCGCGGTAGTCTGCCACTAGGGGCAGAATTGAAACCTTGGAAGGGGTTAGCTATGAAATACGAGAAGGAGCGGGTGAGCCTCGTGGACTTATTCACGGGAGAAGAGATCGTGAGCGCGGATCTAACCGCGCCACGCGTTAAGGCTATCGTGAAGGCCTACGCCTTGGCGGGGATCGAACTAGGGCAGAAGGAGAGGGTGAGCGCGTGAGCGAGGATCTATTGAAGGCCTTGCAAGAGGCGGGGATCGTACAGATTATCCCCGTCGGATCTTATGAGCAAGAGGAGAAGGGTGAGAAGAGTGACAATTGAAAGAGTGCAACATAGTGGAGCCTTAATCGTGTCTGCCTTGGTTTATCACGAAGGGCTTAGGTGGCTTGAATCTGCCACGTACTACGGTTACGAAGAGGGAGAGGCCAAGCGTAGTTTCATTGAATCGTGCGCCCGTTTACGTTATGAGCTAGAGGAGGGGGAAGAGTGATAGGAGATACGAAAGAGGAGATCGTTACACAATTGAATGATCTAATCTACGGTAATGATCCCTACAGCTTGGCCGACATAGAAGACATAATCGGCGACGGCGATCTATTTGAATACTTATAGGGTAAGGCAATAGCGGTTAGCTATCTCTCCTCCTTCACGGGCAGACGTGGAGGGGGAGGGAGGGTGAATCGCCCTAATAAATACCTTGGAAGGGGTAAGTAATGAACGTATGGAAATCAAGCGTTACGGCGGGAATGGTTAAGCAATTGAGCGACGACGAAAGAATGATGCTAGTCCAGCAATTAGACGACGCGGTTATGGAGATCTGCCAGAGCTACGGGATAGGGGAGTAATAATGAACGAATACACAGTACGCCGTTACTCATTCTCCGAATTGAATGAAGAGGCACAGAGCAAGGCTATTGCAGATACACGTAACCGACTATTGAATTGGTTAGGGGAGGAGGAGATCACCAATTACCTAGAGGGTGAGATCGAGAAGGATCTTGGAATCTTGCCAGAGGAGATAACTATTGCTTATTCTCTTAGCTATTGCCAAGGAGACGGCGTGGCACTATACGGCAGAATCTATCGGGCCGAAGCTCCTGATCTATCGTGGCCAGAAGGATCTCATTACGTAGATCTCGTACGTAACTCTTGGAGTAATCATTACTCCCACTATAACTCTTTCAACGTAGAGGCATACGACGATAACTATGATTCTATTGATCTAGCTGGATCTCCACTAGAGGAGCAATTGCGCCACTTATGTAAGAGATTAGAGACACTAGGCTACCGATACATAGAGAATGAAACTAACGAGCTAAGTGCCTTGCAATTCTTAACCGACGAAGAGCGGGAAGAGAATGGATCATTCTTGGAAGACGGCACTAGAGATCTACCCCGTGGAATTGTGCAGAAGGTGAGCGCATAATGAAGGATTATACCGTGTTAGTTACCTTGAAGGGTGAGGCGATCTCACTAGGAGCCGATAACGATAGCGAGGCCCTATCACGGGCCAAGCTCATAATTGCAGAAGAGTATGGAGATAGCGTAGCGAATGACGCTACCTACGAATTGGAGGGTGAGTAATGGAGACTATTAATGAGCTAGTCAACGAGATCTACGAAGACAACTATTCTCACTTAGAGTTTGATGACGCTATGGGAGGAGAGTGTGATTGTGTTATACACAATACGCTCAACACTATTGTTAAATACTGGCACGAAGAGGAGGAGAAGTAATGAAGGAGCATTGTTATGTAGTCACTTGGACCGAGAAGTACGGGTGGAGTATTAGTTCAGAGCTAGAGGAGGTCGCATTCCCCGACGGTACGATCTACGATCACGAGACTCACGAATGGACTCACGCCTACGAAGGCGAGGGTGAGTGGCAAGATAATGAGCAAGAGCTAACCGAAGAATTGCAGAGCATTCTGGATCTGCATAACGAACATAATGGAAAGGCAATACTATGAATGAAGAGACAACAACAACGCACGTGGTAACCGTCGTAATCCAGACGGGATCTAAGTGGAATAAGGTAGAGCTATTTGATTTCAGTGGTGGCGAACCTACTCCATTAGCTTCGGGTGAAGGTAGCAATTGGCGCACGGCGTTAGGCGAGGCACTATCTAAGATCTCACTATCCTCGGACGTGCCAGAGAAGGCCGTTGATGACGTGGTGAAGGAGATCCAAGAGGAGGCGGGTGAGTAATGGGATACGGTAAGTGCTGGGTATGCGCCTCGGTTATGTCTGGAGATAGTCAGACTATGGAGGGTAAAGTAAAGTGCGATAGGTGCGGGTGGGTATCAATTAAGGACGGAGATTACTAATGGGATACGAGCCAGAGCTTAACGATCCCGTCTTCTACGAAGAGGACGAAGAAGAGCTGGACGAAGAGTTTGACACACTAGAAGAGAAGGAGGGGGAGAGTAATGAGTAAGTGCAAATCAACTAAGTGCAACAATGAAGTAGATACCTTCTACTATTGTGACGATCACTTCGAGGAGGGGAATAATGAATAAAGAATACTGGCAAGCTAAGGCAGACTTATGCCGTGACCTTGCCTTGATCCAGATCCAAGAAGAGGATACGGAGAAGGAGGCGGGTATGAATCTAATGCGTATGACCTACGCCTTATCAATGGTAGATGCCTACTCAGACGGGACGGGTGAGTAATGAGTGAAGTAATTGCATTCCACCCACGCGTATCCCCGCTTATCAATCTATACGAAATTGTAGAAGAGAAGGGGGAGACTATCTGGGGTGGCAACGATACGCACGAAGCTATCCGTTACCTACGCAATAGCCCTGTCAATTGCAGGATCCTTGTATCGGGTTGGGAGAGTGACGACGAAGATGCTCACCTTGTAGGCCAACCTATTGACATCACCAAGCTGGTCTATGCCGTATTAGCGGTGAATCAATGAGCTATTGGGTGGGTCTATTAGGCGTAATGCTGGTGGCATACGTGCTAATTGTATGGGAGGATAGGATCAATGGAGAATGAGAAGCGACTGGCGAGTGCTGCAAAGCAAGCCGTCTATTACCGCAACTATCGAAGAGCAAGGGATCGTGCCTTGGTGAAGCTGGCGCAAGCCTACCCAGAGGCATACAAAGAATTGCTGGAGAAGGAAAAGGTGAGTGATGAGCAAGAAGGTAAAGCGTGGATTGATCTTAACGGTACTACTGTTAGTCCTCGTATCGTTGCACGAGCAAAGAGTAGGGGAATTACCCTTACCGAAACCGATACATACCAAGGCGACAATGGAGGAGAAGAGTGAAAACAGAAAGCTCGCATACAAATTTAGTAAAGCTCTCGGTTATACGAGAAAAGAAACGACGTGCCTTATCAAGTTATGGACCCGTGAAAGCAGGTTTGACCACCTTGCCGACAACCCCGCAAGCTCAGCTTACGGAATTGCTCAACTCCTTAGAGAGCGTAGTCGAGAGCCTGAATTACAAATCCTTCACGGTTTACGATACCTTGCTCACCGCTACGGAGAATCTGCGTGTCGCGCTCTCAAACATAGCGACAGACGAGGCTGGTACTGATACAATCTGACCAGCTCACCTCTTCCGAGTCCGAAGAACCCTACTGCACCCTTCCGCGGTAGGGTTCTTTGTTTGTCAAAGACAAAAAGCCCTAGTCATTTAGACTAGAGCTTGTTGCCAGCACTCTCAGCAATTTGCTGCCGAGGTACATAAATCATAACACTATCCGCCAGTAGAGTAAAACCCTTTACCCTTGAAGGTAATGGCAGGTGAGTCCCACTTACGCACCATTGGGACGTGGCAATCAAAGCAAGAGGGTTCACGTGGGTCTTCGTGGATGCTACGCTCAATAGTTAATTCACTATTGCACTCTGTGCAACGATAGTCATACTGCATCTTTGGGTTTTCTCCTCACCATTTCAGCACCAACTACACTGGGTGCTTTCTCTTTCATTAACTTCTCTATCTCGTGCGCTTCATAACCATAGATCATACAAAACATAGCCGCTCTATAAGACCAAAGACTTTCCAACTGCTTAGTCTCATACATCAAAACAATTAACTCGTTGAGTTCTTTATCCTCTTCGTTAATGTTTTCAATCAGTTCATCTATGTTCACAACTGCACCGCTTCTTCAATAGGTAGATAACCTACTAACTTACTGACCTTGTTAGAACGTGCAAACTCTGTGGTGGCAGGCATCCAATGACTAAACCATTCAGGCTCTGGTACTTCCATAAGGTCAAAAGAAAAGACCCCTTCTGGGGTCGAGTTAATGTAGAACGGAACTAGATCTCGCTCTGCTGCCTGCGTTATCAGCTTGCGATACTTCATCTCTTCGATCAGTAACGTGGGATAGTGGGTGTTACGACACTTCAACTCTATGTATGCAGATGAGTCACGACTAATGCAATCGAATGAGTCATAGATACCCTCTGACTTCTGCAAGTCAGGATACTTTGTTCCCAGTAAATACTCAAATAAATCTAACTCTTTCATTGCCACGGGTTGTCACCACCCAAGCCATTCTGCACCTTGCGTAGTGCGCTGGTACATCTACGATCTGCGGTAGATACTGCACACTCTAGTAAGCCTGCCACCTGTTGCAAGGTAAGTCCTTCGTGGTAACGCATACGAAGTATGGTCTGGTCTTCTACTTCAAGCTTTAAGTATGAACGCTTGACATCAATCAGGGTAGCAAGCAGGTTGCCACCTTCTGCTGGAACGCTAGGCTTCTTGGGTGAACCATCGTTGATAAGGTTCTGAGCCTGCTCTAGTACCGTGTCATCTACAATGGATGCGATAACGTGAGGCAGAACCTGTGCGATCATAGCTGTATCGTAGAAGGCTTCATCACCTGTGCGATAGCCAGACTTAGCCGCCTTCTCTTTGCGAGCATAGCGCTCAGCGGTACGCTTCATCTGCCACGCAATACGCTTCTCATTAATGACACGTTGAACTGGGTTAGGTTCATTAAGAGCTTCATTGAATTGTGTGCCACGAGTCAATGCCCAAGCAAGGCATTCCTGTAGCACATCATCACGCTCTACATACCCACGAAACCTACGAGCTACAGCACTAGCAACGCTAGGTGCTATGTCATAGATAGACTTATGTAGTTCACCCACGTTCAGTCTCTTCTGTCTCTGGCCACACGCCATCGAGTACCATCATTGCAATAGCTGAGTAGTTCAGTAGGTCTAAGAATGAATCACGCAAGGACTCGTTGCTTGGCTTAACGCCTGAGTCTAGAAGGTTATTGATGCGAGCTATCTTGTCCCACATACGTACACGCAGACCATTAAGTGGTCCACCTGGTGAATGAGCAATGTTCTTTGGGCCGTAGTCGTGATGCTTACGCACCAGTAGATTGCCTGCTTGATCCATAATGCGCCAGACATCAGCAATGAACGCTTCATTTACCTTGTCGGCGTAGGCCGAAGCAGCAAGGTCTCGGTTTCCATATTGATCTCTAGGATCTGGAAGCCCATATGCTGCAAAATCTGTACCATCTGTAGCCATTCGTCTCTACTCATCCTTCTGTCCTAGTAGTAAAGCCTTCGTCGCATCTAGACCATTGGCCAGATAGAAGTCATTAACATCCATTGATGGGGGTAATGTTACTATTCTGCTATTGGAAACCTCTTGCGCGACACGCTTGGCAAACTCAGCGCCAGGGTTAGTGCCATCTTCTTTAACGTCATTGTCGCCAATAACAAATACTGTGTCATAGCCAGTAAATAACTTAACAAAGTGTGGCTTCCAAGCTTGCACCCCTGGTACACCTACTGCTGGGATACCCACTAGACCTGATAACACCACCGTATCTAACTCACCTTCACATACTGCAATGTATGACGAGTCAATAGTGATGTCACCTACGTTGTATAGGTGTGCCTTCTGCCCAGTAGGTGAACCATACTTAGGCTTGCCATCATCTAGTCTGCGGAACTTGTAGCCCACGCAGATACCGTTAGCTGTCATATACGGGATAGACAACCAACCCTCGTGCATCTCGTGACCATTGATAGGATCTACCACCGAGCCTAACGAATACTGGCTGGCAACTACATCAGATATTCCACGTTCTTCGAGATAGCTTAGAGCCTCTGCGGTTATGTTTCGGCTGTAATGTTTGGCCGCTTCCGTCAATGATTTCGATTGCGCGATTAAGGGCATCCTTAAACTCCAAGTTCTCTATGTGCATAACAACATCTACTGAACTGCCACCCTTACCGCAGGTGTGGCAGAAGTAGAGGTTGTCATACGTATTCATTACAGCACTTCGTCTGCTGTCTGTGTGTATGCAGCAACGAACCGCTGCTGACTTACCTTCTCTTACTTCTCCACCGTAATAGGAAACAATAGTTCCTATGGGGATTGAAGTTGCATCAACGGAGTGCTTTCGTTTGGACGCTTTATGAACCCTGGACCAGTCTTGTGCTGGCATACGCACCCCTTAAAGTCGCACTTCTTATGCCACGCAGTAGCACGCTTGAAGTGGTTGTCTCTGTTCTCTGCTCCAGCTCTAAGACAGTTCTGGCAGATCATCTTCATCTTCTTCAGTAGTTGAAACTTCAACCACTTCTTCTACCTTTGGTACTAGAATTTCTGTTGTTGTAATTTCTCCACCTGGTACTGGCATTTACTTAACCTTTCTTACTGCGTATAGTTTTCCATCCACTGGATAGACTGTTGGTTCCAACTCTGTTGATTCAACCAAGATACCTGCTGTAATTAACATCTTCTTGAGGTTAGTAATCTGGTATGTAAGGTGTTCAATTTGATGTTGATTTGCATACTGCGTATTTCTTAGTTCTATATCGTTGATACGATTCCAAACAGAATTAAATCTTCTATCTAACTTCCTCATTGCTTCTCCTTCAATGCACTTGTTAGTGCACTTCTCAATGTGTTAATTCTTTCAATAGATGGGTCGTACACTGGGTCATAGACTCCATAGAATCTACCATCACCAGTCTTGCAGATAACATACATAACGCTATCTTTATCTTCTCCACCCATTAAATCAGAAGCAATTCTCGACTTGATCTCAATAGGAAAATGATCTGGAATATCTTTTATAGTGTTGTGATAAGGCCCACCAATAAGTATTAGTTCCATTATTGTTTCTCCTTTAACCATTGAGTTAAGTCTTGGATTACCCAAGCCTGATCTATTGATGCGTTGCGACGCTTAACTACAACGTATGACAGAGGAACTTCCCCAAGACCTCTTGCCTTTGCGTAGTTAAGCGCCTCAACTTGCGCTTCTCTCCAGAACTCAGGCAGGGAAAGTGTCTGCCTGTTCTTGAGTTCAAGGATGTAGGTTTCTCCAGATATGATAACGACCATATCTCCTTCATCCTTTGCCCCAGCTTTAGTCAGACGTTCTGCTATAACTCCAGCACCGCGAAGCCATTTCATAACATCTGTCTCGAACTGAGAACCTTTGCGTCCATTCTTATTAGCCATTGAATATCAAACTTTCCATAGGGTTAAGGTGTGCAACTGGTACATACCAAGTCCTATCATTGTATCTCCACTCATCACGCTTGCATTCAGAGCCAAGCTTCCAACCTATAGCTTTATACTCAGGGCCTTTCCAATCAGGTCCAACCCTTCGTGTCTTATGGCATAGACCATCAGACATCAGCACGTACACAAGGTTATCATTATCTCTAGATGAGTAACGCATTCCCCTTACTGGTGGAAACGAGTAACGGATCTCTCCGAATCCTGGAATGTCAAGTTCTGACTTCCATTTATTGTAGTGTGGAGTGAAGTCATACTTGCCGACCATACGTGCGAATGCAAGCTCTGATCCTGCACACACGACGTGTTGCCACATTTCCCATAGGTCACCCTCTGAGTAATTGACATTCTTCGTTGGGTCACCGAAGTATGGCTTCTGTCTTTGATATCCGACTTCAACACAAATGGCTTCCTCTTCTATTGTTAGAGCGTAGTTAGATAGCACCGTAGGTACTCTCCTCGCTGTTGGTACGCAGGTAGGCCCTACCTTGCGCATCATCATCGCCTATCTGACAAGAACCAAAGTTCACAAATAGCGATGCCCATTGTGAGGCATCTGCAAAGTGTGGACCAAAGCGGTTCTTAACCGATGCTATCCTGAGTAAACCCTGTGAAGGGTCATACCCTAGCGTAAGGATCAGAGCTGGTAATTGATTCACCTTTCCGTGAATTGCACGTCTAGGCGGTGGCATCATTGGAGAGCCATACTCACTCTGTTCGCTTACGTGATGGAGTACAAGCACACAAGCTTCAGTCTTACGTGCCATATCGTGTAACTCCATCATAATTACACGAAGTCCAGCCCACTCATTATCTGTTTCGGCTGCCACATTCATTAGGTTATCTATGATAATTAACTCTGGTGCTACACCATAGAGTTCTACATAAGCTTTGACTTCCATCTCTATATCATCAAGAGACGGACTAGAATCAAAGACCCATTGGATGTGCGAAGCCTTAGCCAAATAAGGATCGTAGTAACGCTGGTTTTTATTAATGTTGTTTTCGACAGTCACTTGTGAGTGACCTGAAAGATGAGCAGCAGCACGTATCATTACTGTTGCTGTGTCTGTATCAGCAGAAAAGAATAACGTTGGAACCTGTGCCTTGATTGCATAGATCAATGCGAACATTGACTTACCAGCATTAGGCGCAGCGGCAACCATACAGACTTGGCCACGACGGAACTTGATAGATTGCTTAACTAGATTTCTCCACACGTCAGGTAGCGGTGTGGCTTTGGTAGTCACACCACCCCAAGCACGGGATAGGTTAAGCACTCTTCTCCTCTTCCAAGATTATTCGTCGCTCTCTGCGTATCTTCCTGCGGTCACCATCGGTGAGTCCACCCCAGATACCGTGGCGTTCCTTACGGATACCCCACTCAGCACATTCAGTAATGTGTTGGCAGTTACGACAGATTGATTTTGCTGATGCAATGCTCAGGCGTACAAGCTTGCCTTCGTTTTCCTTATCAGGAAAGAAAAGATCTCCACCGACCTGAGCACATAAAGGAACCTCAAATTCGTGTGGTTCCCGCATTGACTAAGCCCAGATAGTTGCGCACTTATCTGTTGCACCCTTTGGTGCAGCACACATCCAGCCCTTCCAAGGGCCACGAGCAGAAGTACCTGTACGGAAACTCATTACTCCGTGTGAACAGCTTGGTGCTTGTCCTTCAACAACAGTTGCACCTAGCTGTGATGCAACAGATGCAACAGTTGGAGCAGGTGCAGCAGCACGTGAAGGTGCAGCAGCAGTAGCACCTAGATCAGATGCAGTTGACTTGATAAGAGATGCAACCATTCCAAGATCAGCAAGACCTGTCTCTAGATCCTTTACATCACTTGCGTAAAGATTGATAAGAGTTCCGTCAGCTAATTTATAGTTGATCTGAAACTTTGTGTTTTCGTTTGCAGCCATTTACTTTCCTCCAGATTGTTTGATTGTTAACCGTAGTGATTCTGCACCCTGCTTAGTAGGTACGTAACCTAGTTTAGCAAGTACTTCATCTTTATCCACTGACGTTGGTCCAGCTACGCTGTGCCATCGTACTTGTATTCCAGTATCAGTAACTCCAGCGATACCTTCAAGGGAAGACTTTAGTGAATCCTTTTGCTTTGTCAAGTTCTTAATTTGCTCATCTAATTGTAAGTATTTCATCGCATTAGTTGAGGCATCCTTATCTTGGATTAACACCTCTTCATTTGCGATACGTTCTTTTTTTAGACCAACGCATCCTAACTGCCCACTTGCGTCATAGAACTTGCAGTAGAACTTGCAGTAGTTTTCTTCTCGCTCTGGCTCTGGTGCCTCGGTTGATGCCTTGACACCTTCTAACCAAGCCAATGCTTCTAGTGCCATAGCTTCGTCATAATCTTCTGTGTGTACCTTGACATCTCGTTCATCACCATCACGTGCAATAGCAACGAGAGATACACGCTTTACATCGTAGCCATTCTTTGCTAGTAGATAGCCGTAGGTCTGCACCTGCCAACGTTGTTGTGTTGATGGGAAGTATGAAAGGTTCTTTACCTTGCTTGTCTTCCAGTCAATCACATCACCTGTCCCTGGTACGAAGCAGTCAATGTGCGCCTTCATTCCATTGTATTCAACTTCAGTTTCAATAAGCACGTCAGGGTTATCTGCTAACGACTCTTCGATTGCAGCGTGAATAGCAGTACCCATAATCGCAGCAAGCTTCATCTCATTATCGTTAGTCTCAGGCTGATCGTTAAGTCTGTACCAGACCTTACGACGACAGCCACCTAACTCTGATGGACCAATCTG